TCCATGATGGATAATTAGGATGCTTACCCATTAAAATATTATCAATAGAGTAGATACCCTTTGATGCTTTTTGTACATCCTTAGGAATACCTACTCCAAATTGATTTTTATGCAGCTCATACAATGTCTTACCAGAGTCTCGGTCCGTATACATACGAGCATACTTCTTATAAGTAGTAAATGATACTTTGAGAAAGCGTGCTGCTTCTGCATTGGATTTTGTATTGTCCATTGCATAACGAATTTCACTTTCTGGGATATCTAAGGCAGTTTTACCAATCCCATATACATACTTATATTGTTTGTCTTCCATTAATATACTCCGTGCTTGCGAAGAACTGCTACTGCATCTTTGGGCATAGTTTTTTCATCATACATTTCCTGCAACAAAGTTTTTAATTTAATAGCCTTATTATTGAAAAATGATGAATGAACTTTTGATAATGCTTGCACATCTGAAATCCAAAATGAATACACCGGATATTTATCATCAAATCGATCTGCATCCGTACGATTATCCCAATATTCAATTTGATCTTTCAAAGGCCACATATGAATTGGAATGTCTGGATCTTTGCGACGAGCTGATTTAAATGGTTGATGTTTTTCGCGATTCATATTTTTTGATATGAATTTGTCCATTATGTTGATTGAACGATCTTTCGGAGATTCTCCTGTGTGTGCAGATTTTCTACCCATTTGTTTTTATTTTATTTGTTAATATAACTATTTTACGCCAAGCATCTTCAGCTTGATAAATATACTTTTTGAATGCAACTATATCTTGTTTAGACCTAGCATCATCGGCTTTTTTCATGTTTCTATGATATGCTGCATGAAGTATGCCTATCTGAATTTTAATAAAAAATGCAATCATTTCTTTTTATATTTTTTAACTATCGTTTTTAAATTAGATCTATTTAATAATGCACTAACTTGAATACATTCATCATATGTATCTGTATATATTGAGCATTGACCTGCAGTATCTACAATGATTGCACATTGATATGCTTGCAACTCATTATAATCACAGTATGACATCAAACAATCTACAACATGATCAAATGTTATTCGATCATCATTGAATAGAATTATTTCGTGCGGGCCTCTATTAGACTTCGTGTAAATTTTCTTTGACATCTCTAATAATTGCACATTGTTCAAACAATTCTCGGGCTTCTGCAAATCGTAATGACTCATTTAAAAATTTTAAGCGTCGCTCCGTATCCCAATGCTCAGGCCATTCCCATTTATCAGTAGCCATAACATTGATAGATTCAATAAACAAACGTTCTATAAAATTATGATTCATAACTTATTATATTAAAATTTAGATAAATATCCAAATTTATACAAATTTAGCATTTTTATCTATAGTAACCGCATCGAAGCGAACCCAACCATGATCGTGTAATAAACTTATGTTCTTTGGTAATTCAACATAATACCAAGTCATCATTCGATTATCCGTTTTCTTTTTCTTTGCAACGCCTACTGGATTTGGCCATTCTATAGTTGCAATGATGTTATTAACAATACCATTATTAATAGTAGGCTCATTTCGTACGTTAGCATAATCGTGTTTTGATGTTTTTCTAGGATACAATGTTTTTCCGATTGTCATGTATTGTTCGCCATAGCCGTAATCATCTGCAGATTTTTTATTTTTTAATTCTTGTGCATATCTATCAAATGCATCTGCATTAGATTTCATTCTGATAACTACGCCTCGAAGATTACCTGGATTGATATAGTTCGGGTGATTTAAATATTCTTTTGAAACTTTATTCCATTGTCCTGAATTAATCAATTTGATTGTTGCTGGGCCTAGATCTCCTCGATATGATGCATTCATAATTGCCATTTGAATGTATTTAGGATATGAATCATATTTCGGCATACGGCGTCTAACATCGCTTTCAATTTTTTGTATGCCTTTTGTTAATAACGATTCAGCTTGTTTTTCTGAAATCTTCATCCCGGGTTTAAGTTGCGGATATATAGATTTTGTTGTGCCATAGCCAATTGTAACAACTCCTTGTACTTGTTTAGGAGATTTTACTGGACGCATCGTTGCATCATCATATGTCACATGAAGGCCGTTTTCATCAGTTACTTTACCTTCCCATTCTTTTACTTTTTCGCGGAATTCAAGGTCATCTACTAATGATTCAGATAATAAAGATTTTAAATGTATCATTATTTACCTTTTTGATCTCGTATAATCAATTCACCTAATACTTCTAACCGGCCTACTTCGCGTTGAAATTCAATTGGTGTCATATTCAATGAAATCTTTTTAAGAGTTTCAGCAAATTCCTTTTTTGCAGAATCGACATCAAAATTACCTGCAGTAGCTCGTTTATAATATGCAGCTTTCACTTTGAAATGGTGCCATGTTAATAGTGCAAGACCACCTTTTTCTTCAGCAGTTGAAGCTATCTTAGCAGCTCCTTTTCCGCGGACTTCTGCAAATTCCTCAAACTTATCGTTAGTTTGTTTGGATTCAAATAATAAATTGTATAGTTTCATATTAATAAATATTACTTTTTAGTATTATCGTAAAACATTCTTTCAGAATCTTCTGTATGCCATTTCTCAAATCCTTCACAGTTATAATAGTCTTTGTTAACTAAGTAATCTGGTTTCTCTGGGAATGGTTTGGTTACAAAACTAGGTTCAGACCATTTGATTCTGTTGTTTGGTTGTAAAGCTATCTGACCATTGTCAAGTAAAATGATATGATGAGATTTGTGTTCTAATGGATCTTCTGCAAGTGATAGGTCTGTATTCACATCATTCGACCCCCAATTTATTGTGCCATAATAACTACCTGGGTAGAATTTATGATCCTTCATATACACTTCTACTCTAGTATCATACAGATAAGAAAGATGTAATAGAGTAAAGTTATACGAAAAACAATTCCATATCTGCAAATAATGAAATGGCAGATCTGGTTTCGGAATTTCAGGTTCATGTAATAGTGCGTGACTAGGTAGTTTGTCTCGGAGTACACCATTCTCTAATAATACTTGAAATAATGCAGCCTGTCCTGGCATACATCTTACTGATATAATAACCCCTGGGGTCAACTCTCCTTGGCCTTTTTTATGTTGGTATAGGTATTCATTTCTTAAAAATACCTTAAGGGGAAAGAAGTTGTGTTCTATGTGTGCCATATATTACTTTTTATGTTTTGAAATTTCAACTGCAGCAAGTTGTGCTAATGCAGCTTTTTTAGATTTAGGTTGTTTAGATAATCTTCTACCTGTTTCAGTTGTAGCAAAAAAACCAGATTCTGTTTTTTCAATACGCTCTGGCATCATTTGTTTGAGATGATTTTTAAATCCTGCAGGAACGAACATTGGTTGTTGCATATTGTATGAATTCATTTCATCACCATGATGCATCTCATTCATTAGAAAATCACCAACTTCTTGTACATCATCTTTTGAAGTTGCAATATGATCTGCAGCCCAATCATGTCCATTACTTAGTATTTCTTGAACTTGATTTGCATCCATTTGCAACATTGCATCTACATATTTTTTAATGATTTTTAAATTACCAAAAAACATGTAATTAGTTTGTTCCTTGTTGCAGTTTTCTGTTCCTTCACACCCACAATCGCATTTATTTAAATGATTCATTTTATATCCTTGTTTCTATTTTTATACATCGGCCAATTCTTTGTTTGTTCATTGAGCCATGTTTGTCTATCATCACATCCGCAATCTTCATCTAGCAACTGTGCTATTCTTTTTGCAAGTTGATCTAATCCAGTTGCCTTAGTTATTTTTTTAACATCATCGCCTAAACCTCTACTTTGCATAACGAGATCCATTTCTAATAGAATTAATTAATTGTATTGCCCATGTATGATATTGTGGAGTAATTGGTATTTCAAAGACTTTTCCTCCTGGATATTCATATTCTTGTTCGGGATGCATTAGTTGCATATGCCCTGTATCATCAATACCTAAAACTTTATGTGTTACACCTTGCATTGTAATTTTGTTACTAGGAATCATAGTGCAACGTCCTGGATGGTTCCATTGACCCATTGGATCTGTAATTCCGTTTGTTTGTTTCATAACTAGATTCCAACCCGTAGTATCTAGTAGTTGTTTCTTGGTTATGTGGTTAATTAAAGGACTTATAACTGATTCATTGATGTCTAATTGACCTAAGGTCGACTGTTGCAATAATTCTTTTAAACGTGCTAAATGACCGGAGTTACGCAAATGTTTGTAAGCTAAATTTTCTAATGAATATTCACCTGCAGCTTCCAACCCAGTACGTCGTAAATTGCGTAATCGTTTCAATATGTCTTTGATCTTTATTTCTAAATTGGTAGAACTTAGATCTAATTTATCAATTTCATATGCATATGGGTCTGCTTTTTGTTTGATTAAATCATCATCGATGGTAACTAAATCGGCCGATGGTTTACGTATCCATTCTCCGCGCATTATAGAATATATACCAACTGATGAATGTAAATCATCATTAGAATCTTGAGCATATAACTCAATATTCATTCCTTGATATGTTAATGGATAATTAGCATTCCATATGCTTTTTTTAGCTCTAAGATATTTGTCTACTAGATGAAGATTATCACCAACTTGCAAATAATTTATAATAACATGCAAATCAATATCACTATATTCTGTCCAATTATAATTGGCGTTACTTCCGATTAAAACAACATCATATACATCTGTATCCGTTTCCAATGTATCATAAAAATAATCTGCAATTTTCATGAACTTTGCGAGAAGCCCGGGCTTAAGCTCATCAGCTACCCAAAGCTTTGGATTCAAAGTATTCTGTGTTTGATATTCAGTAATCATTATTTATATGTTCCGCGCTGTTTTGGTTTAAAAGTATCTTTTGATTTATCTTTCATTAATTCTCCAGCCGCTCGTAATCCTTTATCAGCTCCAACTGCAGTAACAAAATTCTTAAGTGATTCTGATGTTTCAACGGTTGTTTCATATACACCCGGGAAGAATTCAGATACTGCTTTTGCTAATGCAGGCCATACTACGCCGTCGGCTGCATCTATCTTATTTTCCGTTGGAAAACTAGTACCATCCCATTCTAAACCTGCAGATTCTAATACGTCATGTATTTCATTCCATATAATATCTAACGACTTTCTAGTAGATAAATTAATATCAGTAAATATAGTTTTTCCGGCCGGTATCATATCTTTACTCAACACAGTCTTAAGATTATTCAAATCACTAGTTTTAAATGTATTGAATATAGGTGAATTAGTTTTAATTGATCTATTGATTATTGTAGTAGATATTTTATTATATGCATCTGGTGCATTTTGTTTTAAATAACGAAATATTGATTGAACATCTCTAGCGCTAGTTGGATCCAAACTTCGTACATACGCCAATTGTCTAGGAGAAATTTGTCGTTCTATAACATTTAATATTGTTGAAAAGTCTGTTGTAGGCAATGTTTTTGTTAATGCAGTTAATTTTAAAGGATCACGCATTTCTCTTTTAAAACGTCGTTCTAATCCTTTAGCAATCTGAGCAACTTTCTCGTCAGGGAACCATTTCATACCGCGAAGCTTAAGCATAATAGTACTTGTAGTTTTATTGATTTTTTCAATTTGTCTCAATGTTTTAGCAGAAGCACCGGTGATATCTGTTGCAGATTTAAATGTTGTTTTACGGCCAACTTTATTTGCATTTGCAATTTCATCAATTGATTTTCCATTGGTACGAAGCCATCCGGCAAATTCATCCAATTGTTTTATGATGGCGTCTGCCGCGTTATCTGATATTGGTGCTTTTCTGATGGTACTATATGAAGACCGTAACACACTTTCCAATGATTCTAAACCATTTCCAATTCTAGCTAAATCTTTAGGATTAATTACGCCTGTCTCAACTAACTCATCCCACATTTTCATTTGTGCTGATACATCATTACTTCCTTTAAATGCAGCTCGAATCGTTTTTTCAAATTTAGCAAGACGAGCTCCTTTGTAAACCGATTTGGCTGCTACTTTTATTGCAGATCCAATCACCGGAATAACTGCTATTGCAGAAAAGAATGCATCAAACCATTTACCACGTGCGGCATATATTGTTGCATTGATTAAGTCAATTATATCTCCATACCCCGGAATAAATCCTAACCAATCCATGACAGTTTGTAAGTAATCTAACCAAGTATTCGGTTGTTCCTTTTTATCTGCCGGGTTGACTTTTTTTGTATTTTCTTTAGATAATGTTAAAACTGGTTTATTGCCTTGCAAGGAAATGGTGCCAACTTTCCATGCAGTTTTTGGATGGCGTTCTGGATTTGGTTCATTCCACAATACAATAATGCCATTTTTAATTTCATACCCTAATTCACGTATTTGGTCTGTACTATAAACAGATCCATCATCAGAAAATTGAAACCGGTCCTCTTTAGTATTTAATTCATAACCATGTGGATTAAGACCGTTACTATATGGTTTTGCGCCCATTTGTTTTAATGTATTTTCCGCAGCTTTATACTTGCCTTCCCATGGTTTTGCAATTTTAAAGCCTGGGATAACTCGCGATGCGGTTACATATTCACGTAATTTTTCAATGTTTTCCATTAAGGCTTGTTTCTTAATAGAAAATATTTCTTCTTTAACAATCTGTTTTAATGTTTCATTTTTCATAATACAGTATATTCATTTTATATAAATATAATCATTTCCAAAAGAGCTGCACTAATATTAAACAGAATGCCAATACCAAAGAAATGCCAGTTTTTAGATTAATTGCTTCATCTCTAAAAAAATAAGTCATCAGTGTAAATACAAATATTCCTGATACAAATGACGTAAAACGTCCGGGCCAGAATTGCCCTTCGAAACCGGAAACCGAGTATCGAGTCGCTTCCATGAATGCCCACGTTATTGGCACCCCTAGCAACATCAACACGGCTTTATATGTTTTAGCCCAATCCCATAGAAGTGGGCCATTGACTTGTATCCAAACTACTATTTGTCCTAATAGAAATATAGAAAAGGATAATGCTATATGTTTATAATTCATTACTATAATATAATGAATTTTTTTGTTAATTCAAAATTTATTTTCGGTCACCTTTGTGGCCGTCAAATTTATCCATTATGGAATTTAATGCTTCTATTTTAATAAAGCCGGCCATAGATGCATTTTTCAATGCTGACATCAATTGAAATATAATAAAAGGGACTAATACAGTTTCGCTTAACCAACTAGTCCCTCTAAATCCTTTTTCTACCATTAACAACACCGTTAATAATACAACCCATGTAACTAAAGTACGTAATACTTTAATTGCTTTACATGTTTGAAACCCTTCGCGTTTAATACCAGCAATAACACCAAAGAACCCATCTGCCATAACTACTCCAACCAATGCCAGATACTGATCTGAATTAGTCATTGCTAAGTTAAAAAAATAAGCCCAAATAAATGTTAACATTGTGCTAACCGTGTATGTTGCTATGGTTGTTTTCATTACTTAATATCCGCTGATTCAATTAATGTATAAGTAAATGATTTACCATGAATAGCAGCTGCTTTACGACAAATTACCATAAATGCATCAAAGTCTGCTGACTTCTTAAATACTTGACATCCTTCGCTCCAATTCTCAACATAAGTTGAATCCGCGCCTGCTTTATGAATATTGATTCCAAATACTCCTTCAGCAATTTTTGTTTCGTCATAAGTCATATCACGATTTGCATCACGATAAACTTTAACTGGTTTTGCTTGTTTAAGAGCTTCATATTTACCTTGATGCAATCCTAAAGTATGAGAACCTCTATATTGTCCTTCTACCAAACGAGCTACACCTGCAGCATTATGATATTCTTTAACACCTTTTGTTCCTGGATCGGTTGTACAAGGCCATGTTGCAAATTTCCATTCGCCGCCTTCTTTAAAAGATACAGTCATGGTATCATCAAATACATTTGTTACTTTGTTTCCTGTATCTGAATTTCTTACTCCTACGATATTAACGTCAAAGTCTTTTGCGCCTTCAAACCAAGCATATCCCTTGGTCTTAACAGCTGTTTCTATTTGTTCTCTTGTATATGCCATAATATTATTTTACGTATTCGTAATACTTTTTAGTTTTTGCATTTCTATCTTCTAAACCATGCGTACCGCCATTGATACGTTTTGTCAATTCTAAGATAGATGCATCATTAATTCCTTTGTCGCAAATTGTCCACAACTTGTTACGCTCGAAAAAGAACATTGCTGATTCGAATGCATATTTTGTAGCAACTAGATCTGGATTGGTAACAACTTCATCAGTACCTAAATATTTAGCAAAGGCTTCGTAGTTAGCTTTTCCGGTTAATTGAAGAGCACCTCTTCCGCGGTACTTCCATCCTTCTCCAGATGCTTCATTACCATTTCCCATACGATCTGCATAAACACGGTTAGCAATCTTTTCTGGATTACGAGCATATGATTCTTCTAAAGTTCCTGGGAAGTATTTTCCAAATATACCTTGAAGTCCTGATGCTGAATAATTTAAATTTTCTGAAAATGCTTTGAAACCACCCGTTTCATGAGATGTCTGTGCAAAGAAATGTGCAGCACGTATCGGTGTTAATTTAAGCAATGCCATTCCGGCTTTCATTGTTCCTGGACCGAAAGCACCATCAGCAGCTACGCCTGCTCTTTCTTGTAAACTTTTTAAACTCATTGGTATCCTATTCTTCTACGGTATCATCACCCTTTTTACCTGCAAATTTTTCTAAACCTGCAATTCCTAAACTTCCTAATGTTACGACTACAAATGAATTGTAGATGTATTCATTAAGTTTTAATTCATTTCCGAAGTAACCGGTTAATAAATCAACTAACATTGCGATTGTCATAACCGCGAATGACATAAATCCAATGATTGTTTTTTCGTTGAAATCATTTGAATTTTTAAAAATGTCTGTAAACTTTGCCATAAAACTCTCTCCTTTTTATTTTTTATATAAATATGGCGAAGAAAATTGTTTATGTTATTTTTTTGCGGGGAGTTCTATTAAATCTTCAAGATATGATTTTATAGTTACAATTGTAATTGTTAAATTGCCTAAATTAAATGTTCCAGGTTCACCTGACTCGGTTATAATTTTTGGGAGCAATTGTAGATAATTTAAATCTTGTTGAGTAAAACGACTACCATTTATTTCAACTACAATATCATCATAATCATAACGATCTAAATCGGTTAATGAATGACATCGCTTTGTTAAATCATACAATGTATTTGGTTGTTCTAAAGTAATATACTGCATCCAATCTGCGTCTGAATATATTCTATCACAAAATGGTTCTAATAACTTTAATAAATCATTGCTACAATTCTCTACACGAAATGCAATGTTATATTTAGGTGTGATAATAGGACGTTGATACTCATCGTTTTCAATCCAGATTCCCCATTTACGTAAATAGTTTCGTCCAGCTTTTTCTGAAACTTGTTTGAAATAATCATCATCCTTACCAACTTGTTCCGTCCATCGATGTCCTCTGCAAGTTAAATGATATACAAATGCATCTCGGCTCTGTATCAATTCATATCCTGCTAATATCCAACGTTGAAAGATATCTGAATCTTCATATGGGAATGGTGCAAATAATGGATCATGTCCACCAACCGCTTGAAAATCTTTTTTATAAAGAATCCATG